GATTGGAACAGCGGCGATTGGAACAAGTGCAGCTTTTCCAACGGGTGTTTTAACACCGTAAGCCCGAAAATTTATCTGTTCAACAAGCCTTCTGAATGGACTTATCAGGATTGGTTGAACAGTGAAGCCCGCTATTTGCTGAATCAGATTCCGGGGGATGTGCTTGAATACATTTACCTTTCGGATATGACGGATGAAGAAAAGGCAGAACACCCGGAAGCGGAAACCACAGGCGGGTATCTGAAAATTTTGGATAATTCCGAATGTGCGGTTATTTGGTGGCGTGGGCTTTCTGACCGTCAAAAAGCGGTTATCACAGCAATTCCGAATTTTGACAAGGAAATCTTCAAGCAGATCACCGGGATTGATGTTGATGCAGATTAAGGGGGTGCTGATATGCAGCTATTCCCCCACCAAAGCAAGGCACTTGACGAAACCAAAGATTTCAACCGGGTTGCCTATTACCTTGATATGGGATTAGGGAAAACCTTTGTAGGTTCGGAAAAAGCAAATTCCTTTCCTGAAAGAATCGTGTTGGTTTGTCAAAAAACAAAAATTGACGATTGGATCAAGCACTTTCGGGAGTATTACCCCCTTACGGTGTTTGACCTGACCGACAAGCGGCAGCTTGAAGAATTCACGGGAACAATCGGTAAATGTGTAGGGGTTATAAACTATGATTTGGTGTTCAGGCGTTCATATTTCGCCCATATAGCCGGGTTTACCCTGATGCTTGATGAAAGTTCCATTATCCAAAATGAAGCCGCCAAACGGTCAAAATTTATCCTGAAAATGCAGCCCGAAAATGTGATTTTGCTATCCGGCACACCAACAGCCGGGAAGTATGAAAAATTGTGGTCGCAGCTTCGGTTGCTTGGATGGAATATCAGCAAAGACCTTTTTTACAAGCAGTATGTTGAAACGGAATGGATTGAAGATCACAACAGCGGGTTCAGAATTCCCCATGTGGTAGGTTACAAAAATGTTGACCGCCTGAAAAAGAAACTTGCTGAACATGGTGCAATTTTTATGAAGTCGGAAGAAGTCTTTGATCTTCCCGAACAAATGATGATTCCAATTCATTCTAAACCAACGAAAGAATACCGGAAGTTCATGCGGGATGCGGTTATCACCATTGAAGGGCGTGAATTCATAGGTGATACGATCCTTTCAAAGCGAATTTATTCCCGTATGATGTGCAGTTACTTAAACCGGGAACGGGTTGCAGCCTTTAAGGATTTGGTGCAATCAACAGAAGATCGGTTGATTGTGTTTTACAACTTCAATGAAGAATTGAATACCATGCAAGCCGCCCTTGCTGAACTGGAACGCCCCTTTTCGGTAGTGAATGGGGAAACAAAAGATTTGACCGCCTATGAGGAACACGGGGATTCAATCACCTTCGTTCAGTATCAGGCGGGGGCTATGGGGTTGAATTTGCAGAAGGCAAACAAAATCATTTACTTTTCACTGACAGATAGAAGTGAACTGTTTGAACAAAGCAAGAAGCGAATTCACAGGATCGGACAGGAAAAACCTTGTTTCTATTACCTGATGATTTGCCCCGGAACAGTTGAAGAAGATATTCTTCACACTTTGGAATTACGAAAGGACTATACAGATGAACTATTCAAGAAATATCAAGAAGGCTTCGATTGGTAAGCGTGTTCTGATTTCGTGGGTAGTGGTGGCAATTATCTTTTCCCTTGTAGGGTTCGGTATTGGGGCAATCTGTTCAAGAAACGGCAATCCTGAAAAATCTGAACCTGACACCCAAAAGGAAGTTCTGATTTTCGGACAGCCTGACGGGAAAATCTTTGAAGGTGAAATGCCCGGTGAATGGGTGAACGGGGAACGAAAATTTGTACCGCTGAATGTGCCTATGGATGAAGATTTGCAGGAATTCATTTTTTACTTATCACAAGCCTATGGAATGGATTTTACCTTTGTGATGGCGTTGATCCAGCGGGAAAGCGGATACAACCCGGATGTTATCAGCAAAACCAATGATTACGGGCTGATGCAGATCAATGAAATCAATCACCCGTATCTGCAAGAACAGCTTGGAATTACCGATTTTACCGAACCATACGGCAATGTTCGAGCGGGAATGTTCATATTGCGGAAGCTGTTTGAAAAGTATGAAACCCCTGAAAAGGTGCTGATGGCGTACAACATGGGCGAAACCGGGGCTTCCCGGTTGTGGGAACAAGGCATTTTTGAAAGTAACTATTCAAAATCAGTTTTGCAAATTCAGCGGGAATTGAACGCTGAATTGGAAAGGAGTTCAAACAATGATTAAGTGTAAACAGGCAATGGAAAGTTCCGCTTGCGGCAAGGTGTGTTGCTGTTTGGAGTGTGAGGAAAGGGAAAGCTGCAAAGATGTATGCACCGAACTTTCCCCGGATTGTGAAGATGCTTTCAGCGAGGAAACCGCCCTTGCAACCATGCAGACAGAAGCGGCGGGAATTATCAAGAGCATTGCAGCCTTGACCTTGCAGAAGAAGCAGATCGAGGAACAGGAAAAGGCAATGCGGGTTCAGCTTATGGCAGCAATGGAGAAATACGGGGTGAAATCCTTTGAAAATGAGGATGTAAAGTTCACCTATGTTGCGGCTACAACCCGAACCACCGTTGACAGCACAAAGTTGAAGAAAGATTTGCCGGATGTCGCTGCAAAGTATTCCAAAACAAGCAATGTTTCCGCTTCCGTCAAAATCACGGTGAAGGAGTGATGTTATGACAAGAGCAGAAAGGGAAGCAAACCCGGAAGAATCTTTTGATGGTGGGTATCACCTTTACGCAAAGGAAAAGCACAAAGAACGGGTTGCAAAAAATTCTGATCGAATTGCTTATGCAATCAAGCAGTTTGAATTGAACAACATTGAATTCACCTTGAAAAATGAACAAAGCGGGCATTTTCATTGTAGGCGAAAATCTGATGATAAGCTGTTCCAATTTTGGGCGGGAACAGGGAAAATTCTTGGCTATGACCGATTGCGGGGAATTCATTCACTTATCAAATTACTTTTAGGGTAGGTGATGAAATGGCAGAAGAAAAACTATTTGAAGGGCAGATCAAGAAATACTTTCATTCAGTCGGTATATATCCGGCGGGCTTCCCTTCTGACAGAATGAAGGTTGAAATGGTCGGTTGGTACACCAAAATTTGGGGCGGCGGCTTTCAGAAATCCGGTATTCCTGACCTGATATGTTGCGTGAATGGGGTGATGCTTGCGGTAGAAGTAAAGGCTTCCAATGGCAGACCTTCTGAATTGCAAAAGCTGAATATCAACCGGATAAACACAAGCGGCGGGATCGGGGTTTTCCTCTACCCGGAAGGGTTTGACGAATTCAAAAATTTAGTGAAAGGGGTGATAGATTGCGGTATTCACATTCCAGCGTTGATTGCTTTGAAAAATGCAAACGCAAGTTCAAAATGCGTTATCTTCAAGGAATGACAACGATTCCGGCAACTGAACCTGATAACCCTTTGATTTTGGGGCAGACGGTTCACACCGGGATTGAAAAAAGCCTTGAAGAAGCAATCAGGGAATATTGTTTCAGCTTCCCGATTATCACGGATGAACACATAAACGAGATAATCAAGTTTGAAACGGTGATCCCGCTTGCGAGGGCGGCAATCCCGCCCGGTGGAAAGTTTGAAGTTGAAATCAAGGATGATGATTTCCACGGGTTCATTGATTACCTTGTACCCGCCCGAACTGAACAGCGTTTGAACGGGGAAAATCAAGAAATACCTGATGTGTTTGACCTTTACGATTTCAAGTATTCAAACAATGTTTCAGGCTATAAACAATCGGGGCAGCTTCACGAATACAAGTATTTCTTTGAGAGGAACAACCCCGGAAAGAAAATTCGGAATATGTTCTTTGTGTTCATTCCCAAAGTTACGATCCGGCAGAAAAAGACAGAAACCCTACTTGAATTCAGGGAACGCCTGAAAGAAGCGTTGTCCGGGGTGGAAGTCAAAATTGTTCAAATTGGGTTCAACCCTGAAAGGGTGATTGAATTCCTGTTTGGAATAAAAGCGGTGAATGAGGAAACAGAGTTCCCGCAAGAAAAAAGTTACCTTTGTAGGTATTGCGAATTTCAAGAATATTGTGAGAAAGGAAATGATTACATGATTAAATTACCCGAAAACAAGAGAAGGAACATTGAAGCAGTTGAAAAGCGTGTGCTTTGGATTTACGGTGTGCCGTTTTGCGGCAAAACCACCTTTGCAAACAACTTCCCTGATCCGCTGATGCTGAATACGGACGGCAATATCAAGTTCGTTGATGCCCCGTATATCCGCATTAAGGATGAAGTGAGGGTTGAGGGCAGACAGACGAAAAGAACCCTTGCTTGGGATGTGTTCAAGGACACGATTTCCGAACTGGAAAAGAAGGAAAACACTTTCAGAACGATTGTGGTTGACCTTTTGGAAGATTTGTATGAACATTGCCGCCTTTATATGTACCAGCAGATGGGCATTACCCATGAATCGGATGATTCCTTCCGTGCGTGGGATAAGGTGCGGGGCGAATTCCTGAACACGCTGAAACGCCTGATGAACCTTGACTATGAAAATATTATCCTGATTTCCCATGAGGACACCAGCAAGGATATTACCCGCAAGGGTGGCGATAAAATCACGGCGATCAAGCCGAACTTGCAGGAAAAGGTTGCAAACAAGGTTGCCGGAATGGTGGATGTGGTTGCCCGCATTGTGGCAGACGGTGAAACCCGCACTTTCAGCTTCAAGAGCAATGAAGTGATTTTCGGCGGCGGGCGTTTGAGAGTGAACGCAAAGGATATTCCCCTTGATGTGAAAGCCCTGTTTGCCGTTTACGATGAAGCGAATAAAAACGCTGCTTCTGGGATGGCAGAACCCGCAGCCCCGGCAAAGACGGGAAGAACCGGAAGAAAGAGAACGGAAACCCCCGCCACACCCGCAGATAAGCCGCAGGACAGCCCGAAAGAGGAACAGCCTACAACTGATACCCCTGAACCTGAAAGCCCGCAGGAAGCCCCTGAAACGGCGGCAGAACAGCAGCCCGAAAAGGAAACTGAACAGCCCGCCCCGGAAGCTGCAACCCCGGCTGATGGTGCAATGAATCCCCCGGAAGCCCCGGCAGAGGGTGAGGAAAAGCCCCGCCGTAAGCGTAAAGCAAGAGATTAAAGAAAGGTAGGTAAAAACTATGCCAAACAACCCCTTCGGTATTCCTGATGAAGTGTTGCTTGCTATGGTGAACGCAGCAATTCAGCAGAAAGGACAGCAGACAAAGAGCCATACCCCGGAAAACCCCTTCAAGGTTGATCCGGCAGCTATGGCAAAGAAATCCGCTTCCACGGCAAAGCAGCTTTATGATGCCTATGTGGAAGTAGGGTTCACAGCAGAACAGGCTTTTGACTTGGTTAAGGGTATCTTGACCGCAAAGAAAAATTAAAATCAGAAAGGTTAAAAAGGTGAAAAATCATGGCTAACATTTGGGATGATTTCGATAAGGCAATCGACACGGAAGGGCTTGCAAAGGATGTTGAGGAAGCAGCCGAAAACGGCGGGCGGCGTGAAGTTCCGCATGATACTTATGAAGTGGCTATCACAAAGCTGGAATTGGTGAAATCCAAAAAGGGCGATCCGATGGTTACTTGCTGGATGAAGATTTTGGAAGGCGAGTACAAAGGCAGCTTGATCTTTATGAATCAGGTTGTAACACAGGGCTTTCAGATTCATATTGCCAATGAGTTCATGCGGGCGTTGGTTGCGGAAATGGCTGATCCGATTGATATTCAGTTCAAGACCTACAATCAGTACGGCAACATGATTATGGATGTTATGGAAGCCATTGATAACAACTTCGAGTACCAGCTTGATTACAGAGAGAACAGCAAGGGGTACAACGAATTTGAGATCAAGGAAGTTTATGTTCTGGAAGATTAACGCAGAGCAACGGGGCAGCAATGCCCCGGTAATGCGGGGGAACGGTTGCAACCCCGTTCAAAACACAGAAAGGAGTGAATCAGGTGCTATTTTATGACTTTGAGGTTTTCGCCTATGATTGGCTTGTCGTGGTTATGGATATGACCGCAAAGAAAACCCATGTGATAATCAATTCACCGGAAGAACTTGAAGCCTTATATAAGGCAAATATAAGGGAAATTTGGTGTGGTTTTAATAGCCGACACTACGATCAGTACATTTTGAAAGCTATCCTTTGTGGGTTCGATCCTAAAAAGGTGAATGATTATATCATTGTGAAGGGAAATCCCGGCTGGAAGTTCAGCAGCCTTTTCAATCAATATCCCCTGAACAATTATGATGTGATGATGAACATTGACCGGGGGCTAAAGTCTTTTGAGGGGTTCATGGGAAACGATATAAAAGAAACTTCCGTTCCCTTCGATATTGACCGCAAATTGACAGAAGAAGAAATTGCTGAAACCGTCAAATATTGCAAACATGATGTTGAACAGACGGTGCAAGTATTTCTTCAACGGAAGAAGGATTTTGAAGCCCATATTGGGCTTGTGAAATTGGCTTGTCAAGGAAAGCCCCTTGATATGTCACTAATAAGCAAAACAAAGCCGCAACTTTCGGCAATTATCCTTGATGCCACAAAGCAAGAACATGATGATGAATTTGAAATTGATTTCCCGTATTCAATGCGAATTGAAAAATATTCAAAGGTGGTTGAATGGTATGAAAACCCGGAAAACCGCTGTTATCAGAAAGACGGGAAAAAGAATCAGCTTGATATTGTGGTTGCGGGTGTTCCTCACCAATTCGGATGGGGCGGCGTACACGGGGCGATTCCAAAGTATCACGGCAAGGGTTATTTCCTGAACATGGATGTTGCTTCCCTTTATCCGTCTTTGATGGTGCAATACAACCTTCATAGCCGGAATATCAGCGATCCGAAAAAGTTCGTTGAAATCTACAACCAAAGGTTGAAATACAAAGCGGAAAAGAACCCGCTGCAAGCCCCGTTGAAATTGGTGCTGAATTCCACTTATGGAGTGATGAAGGATAAGAACAATGCCCTTTATGATCCCTTGCAGGCTAACCGGGTTTGTGTTTACGGGCAGTTGCTTTTGCTGGATTTGATTGAACGCCTTGAACCCTATGCACAGATCATTCAATCAAATACTGATGGCGTGCTTGTGAAGATGCCGGAAGGACAGGATGAAGATCAATGGTATAGCCTGATTGATGATATAGCCCATGAATGGGAAGTTAGAACCGGGTTGAACCTTGAATTTGACGAATACCGGGAAATCTACCAAAAGGATGTGAACAATTACATTATCCTTGATTCGTGGGGGCATTGGAAATCAAAAGGGGCGTATGTGAAGGAATTATCTTCCCTTGATTATGATTTGCCGATTGTCAACCGGGCATTGGTTGAATACATGGTGCATGGTGTACCCGTAAGAAGAACCGTTTTGGAGTGCAACGCCTTGAAGGAATTTCAGCTTGTTTCCAAAATCAGCGGAAAATACACCCACATCTTACACGGAAGCCGGGTTGTGAAGGAAAAGTGCATTAGGGTATTTGCTTCAAAGAACACTTCTGATGCCGGGGTTCAAAAGGTTCATGCAGTAACAAAGAAGCCCGCAAAAATCCCCAATTCCCCGGAACATTGCTTCATTTGGAATGAAACGGTGAACGGGGTTGAAGTTCCTGAAAAGTTAGATAAGCAATGGTATATAGACCTTGCAAATAAAAGATTATCAGATTTTGGGGTGATGTAATGAATAACAATTTATATATCAAATGGGAAACCGGGTACATGAATATTTACATGGATTTCTTCTTTCCATGTTCACAACAGCGGTTCAAAAAGCTGTTGAAGGTGATTGCTTTGGATTGGCAGCATGAAGATGAATTGAAGGAAACTTTGAAAATTTATTTTCAAAATAGAATTGCTGATTTGGTGGAGTTGCAAAAAGAAAACGGAAAAAAATATTTCGATTTCAAGCAGAAAGCAGCGGACACACAACGAATGATCCAAAGCCGGAAGCACCCAAACGGTGTTTCACTTTCCAAAGAGGAATTAAAACGGGCAAGGGCAGATTTGAAAGAATATACTTCTTCCTACAAAAAAGCCCTTTCGGATGCGAACAGTAATTTGAAGTTCAAGAATTGGTTTGAAAAACAGCTTGAATTTTTGAAATCAATATAAGGTGGTGAGTTGAATTGTTCTTCAAAGGTTTTGTTGAAACCAAAAATAAAAAGTGCATAGAGAAATTCAAGGGCAGAACAGATTTCAAAACCTTTGAACAGGTTCAGTCATTACCGGAATACGCTGGAATATTGGCAGCGGACACAATTCTTGTTGATATTGATGATTCTGAAACTTCTGAAATACTGTTCAAGGTAGTGCAGGAATACGCCTTGACTTGCCGGGTTTACCGTACCAGCAGGGGCAAGCATTTCCTATTCAAGAACAGCGGAGTACCAACCAACAAAACAGGCTGCAAACTGGCAATAGGTTTGACCGCTGATATTAAAATCGGTACACGGAATTCCTATGAAGTGTTGAAATATGGTGGTAAAGAAAGGGAAATCCTTTATGATACCACTGAAAATGAGGAAGCACAGCCCCTTCCCCGCTGGCTTCACCCCGTAAAATCAAACATGGAATTCCTGAACATGGATGCCGGGGATGGCAGAAATCAAAGCCTGTTCAATTATATTCTTACGCTGCAAAGCAATGATTTTAGCGTGGAAGAAGCAAGGGAAACAATCAGGATAATCAATAAATTTGTGCTGAAAGTTCCGCTTTCGGATGATGAAATTGAAACAATCCTTCGTGATGATGCTTTCAAAAAGCCTGTTTTCTTCATGGGTTCAACATTCTTGTTTGACAAATTCGCAACCTTTTTGAAGAACAATCACCACATTATCAAGATCAACAATCAGCTACATATTTACAAAAACGGAATTTATGTTTCCGGGCTTGGAGAAATTGAAGCTGAAATGATTAAGCATATCCCACAGTTGAACAGAGCGAAAAGAACGGAAGTTCTTGCCTACCTTGATATTCTTATCAGGGAAAACACACAAGCGGAAGATGCTAACATGATAGCCTTTGCCAACGGGTTATATAACATTGTGGATGATTCTTTTGTGGCGTTTACCCCGGAACACATTATCACAAACAAAATCAGGTGGGATTACAACCCGGAAGCCTATTCAGAATTGGCAGATAAAACCCTGAACAAGATTGCTTGTGATGATCCGGCGATCCGGGCATTGCTGGAAGAAGCTATTGGGTATTGTTTCTATCGCAGAAATGAGTTAGGCAAAGCCTTCATTCTGACTGGGGATAAATCCAACGGCAAAAGCACCTTCCTTTCAATGGTTCAAACCCTGTTAGGGGAAGAAAATATTGCTTCCCTTGATCTGAAAGAACTTGGTGATAGGTTCAAAACCGCTGAAATGTTCGGCAAGCTGGCAAATATCGGTGATGATATAGGGGATGAATTCATTGCAAACCCGGCGATCTTTAAGAAGTTGGTAACGGGTGAACGGGTATCAGCAGAACGCAAGGGGCAAAATCCCTTTGAGTTCAACAATTATTCAAAGCTGCTATTTTCGGCAAACAAAATTCCCCGTATTAAAGATAAAACGGGGGCGGTGCAGCGGCGATTGACAATCATTCCTTTTGATGCAAGATTTTCCGCTGATGATCCCGATTTCAACCCGTACATTAAGCACCTTTTGAAAACAGATGAAGTTATGGAATATCTGATAAATTTAGGTATTGTCGGATTGAAGCGGGTGCTGACAAACCGGGCATTTACCGCTTCCGCAAAAGTTCAAAAGGCAATGGATGAATACGAGGAAAACAACAACCCAATTTTGGGATTCTTCAAGGAATGTGAAGATGAAGATTTTCAAATTGAAAATGAACCAACGAACAAGGTTTACAAGCGGTATCAGGAATATTGCCTTGCAAACAGCTTACAGCCTATGAGCAACATTGAATTTTCAAAGCAAGTGAACCGCATTTTGAACATGAAGGTTGTGAATAAGACAATTCAAAACAAAAAATACCGGATATTTGTTCGGGCAGATAGTTGAAAGGGGTGAATATTTTGAATGAACACAGCAGAGAGAGAGAGAGAGAGAGAGAGA